GTGATAAAAGGGGATAGTCGTATGTTAAATTTAATAGATATATTAAGTTATGGAGCCAAAACAGGAGCCTCTGACATTCATATAACAGTTGGGAAGCCTATTATCTATAGAATTAATGGTGAGTTAACTTCAAATAGTGAGTATATACTTAAACAAGATGATACTAGGTTATTAGTCTATGATATATTAGATAAGTCTCAAATAAAAGAATTAGAGGATAAAGGAGAGATAGATTTATCTTATTCTAATATTCAGGCAGGAAGATTTAGGATAAATGCATACAAACAACGAGGGAATTATAGCATGGCATTGAGAATTATACCTTTTAAAATACCATCACCTAAGTCTCTAGGATTACCTTCAATAACAGAAGAAATAATTAGACTTAAAAGAGGTATGGTACTAGTTACAGGACCCACTGGAAGTGGAATGAAACTTAGATACTTCTGTATCCCTAGTAAAAATCTTTATCCCAACTAATTCCTTTTTCCCATCCCAATAGACATTTTCTACAATAGTTTGTATAAAATATTTTTTTTGCTTATTGTCTAATGTGTCAACTAGTTCTGCAAAATTAATTATATTGTTTATTACTAAATCAAAGTTTTGAGTCTTTTTATTTATTTTATCAGCTTTATTTTCAAGTTCAGATATTTTTTTCTCTAGATCACTTACTTCCTTATCCTTTTCTTCAATCTGAGGTAATATATATTTAGAAGCTATAGCACTCTTTGATACTTCACTAACTAGGTTGTTTATCTCTTCTAGCAGTTTGTACTTCTTGTTTTTAAGGTCAATTAATAGACTAACATCACTATCAGTGTTATCGTTCTTTTTCTGGCCTTCTAGTTCCTTTAACAACATATTTTTATTTTTGGCTAATTCCAATATTTTATTTATAACAGTATATTCAATATCAGTACCATTTACATTTTTATTATTACATTTATCTTTAGTAGATATGGTCTTAAGATTACAGGTATAATAGTGAGGAGCAGTACCATCTTTTCGTTTTCTACCGTACATAACATTCATAGCAGATTTACACTCTGCACACTTGATAATTCCGCTAAGTAAAGCAACTTCTGATGTACCAGTTCTAGGAATCTCTTTACTATTTTTATCTAACTGATTTTGTACAGTAAGCCATTTATCAGCAGATATTACTCCATCATGTTTTGCAATTGCCGCAATCCATTCATTATAATCATTTTTAATACTTTTATTATTAGTTTTGTTATATATCAGTATTGCTTTTTTGGTATTAATCCTATCTTTTCCAGCTACAGATATACCTTTAGATTCTAAGTATTCTACAACATTTTTATTAGCTTGTACATAGGCTGGATTCCTCAATATATCTGAGACAACTCTACTAGAGTAATATTTGTCATTTTTAGTTCTATAATCATTTTGCATAAGATATTTTCTTACCTGATGTATAGATCCAAGTTCTAAATATTTATCATAAATAAATTCAATAAACTTCATTTCTTCTTTGATTGGATTAAGCACAACTAAGGATCTTTCTTTATATTCAGCATCTAAATATGTTACTCTTTCAGATTCAAAGCCAATAGGAGGGATACCACCTAACCATCTTCCAGTAGTAGCAAGTTGTAACATATTATCTTTTATACGTTCAGCAATAGTCTCTCTTTCAAGTTGAGAGAAAACAGAGGCTATATACATCATAGCTCGACCCATAGGAGTAGAAGTATCAAACTGTTCTTTAATTGATACAAAGGCTATGTTATAGTTATTTAATTCTTCTATTGTAGTAGAAAAATCAGCTACATCCCTAGAGACTCTATCAAGTCTATAGCATATAAGAACATCAAACTTTTTATTTTTAGCATCTTCCATCATCTTAAGAAATTTGGGTCTGTTAATATTTCCACCTGAGAAACCTTCATCCTCATAAATGATTATATCCTCATCAGTAGAATCGAAGTGCTTGAAGGCATAGTCTTTACACATCTCTATCTGATTTTCTATAGAATCGCCTTTACCAGTAAATTTAGATTTACGAGAATAGATTGCAATTTTCATAATATCCCCCTCAAAACGTATGTTTATATAATTATAGCATAAATAAATTAAATTGTAAGTAAAAGACAAAAATGTATTCACTGAAGAAGAACTTTTAAATTAGATATAGAAATATATATGAGGAGAGTGAACAAATTGGGAAGATGCATATGGGGCTAGAAAGGCAGCAGAAGAAAGTATCTTTAATAAAATTATCCATTAAATATATAATAATTAACAAATACTTATCTTGGATGGACTGAAAGAAATCTACTTTCTAGTAGCCTGCAAATATATCAGTTATCAATATTCCTTTTTTATATACTATTACGTACTCACAGTCAATAGATTTAATTGATATCTAAATGGTTATAATAAAAATATAATAGACTTTCCTTTCTATTGAATTCTATTATTGCTAGTCAAATAAATATTTGATATAATATAGTTCAAACGAGTGTTTGCATGTATTGAACAAAGATTATATTGACTGAAAGTTTATAAAGTTATAGTAGAAGGAAGACCAAAGTCCCTGAATCGGTTGTTTATTTAATATTAGGATATAAAAACTAAATTTTAATATATTATTTAAAGGTATTTCAGAAATACTAAACAATAATAAGTGTAGATAATATATTAGAGCAAAGGAGTGTTAGTATGCGTTTCTCACATAAAGTCCATAATAAATATAAAGATATAGAGGAATTTATTCGCAAACATGCTTACTTAATGTTTCCTTTGCTGGGTACAGCCATATATTTTATTTGTAATAAACTTTTAGAATTAAACATTGATACTGAATTTAACTCGAATATAATTAATGTTTCAGCAGTATTAGCAGGATTCCTTTTCTCTTCTTTAGGTATAATTATATCTTTACCACAAAATAGGTTTATTGAAAGATTAAAGCTAATAGGATATATGGAAATTATCTATCGGGCCATGTTTTTAGGAATAATATTTTTAATTTCTACTTTAATACTAGGTTTGTTTAATATAGGGTATAATTTAAAGATATTACTATTTGTTTCTGGTTTATCAGAAACTATTTTAAGTTCTTATTATCTTTATAAAGTAACAAAATTATCAAGCAAATCTAAATAGAGTTGAGTGCTAATTTTAGTGCTTCTTTTATTTTTTCTTCACCATCAGTAGACATTAAATATTTTTCCTCGATATCTATTGATACTTTTTGAGTTATAATATTTCTTACCAAATCAATGCACTTTGAAATATCATTCTCATCAATACCATTAACTTTAAATTTATTAAAATCATCATACTTTTTATAGGAAGATAGTTTTTTCTTCATCTTGGATTGATTTACCCCAGTTTTTAGAGATATACTAACATTTGCATACTCAATATCAGATTGGGATATGTCAAATTCATTTTCTAAAGATAAGAAACTATCTCCAACATCAATGGTTGCTTGGTTTATATATCCCATATTCAAGCTTACAATATCCTTAAAGCGAGTAAGCTTTTCTGGGATATTGCTATCAATTTGATCAATAATGTAAATATCATCAAAGAAATGATCTTTATAATTTGTTTCATTTTTTAGCAACGATAGGAAATGTTTTTTAAAGGAAGGGGCAGAGGGATTTTGCAGCAACGCACATGTTAAATCTGATAACCTTATATAAAAATATGTGAAATTTTCGATGTAATAATTCAAATCTTCAGGGCTACTTGTTTTATGAATTTCATCTATCCCTTTACCCCTTAGCCTTAATAAAGTTTTATTGCTTAAGTCATTTAGTTTTCCTATTATGCCAAATATAAAATTGTCGTTAGTCTCTATAATTTCTATAACTACACTAGGATCTTTTTCTTTTTTGTTTTGATTAATCATATATTCTTTAGTCTGAAAAGAATTTTTCAATAGATTAATAAAAGCCTTGTGTCGACTTTCAAAATATTCTTCACCTTGATACATGTTAAAATTTTCATATCCTATATTTAAAAATTCTACATACTTGTTCATATTTATCATTCCTTACTTAGTAAAATTGTTAGTAGATTCTTTAGATACATTTAAAAAATGTACAAATCTCTGAATTTAGAATAAGTATAACTCATTATCTAGACAAATAATTTAAACCAAATCGGTGTGATTTTTCACACCGATTATTTTACAAAATTATTTCTTATAACTCCATAGCCTCTCTAATTTTAGGACCAGCAGGGTTATATTTAGCAATAAAAAATAATGTTTAATAACATTTCTTACACGGTTCTAATCCCCTTGACTTGGCATTCTTCAAGGTAGTTGCAGAATAATTCCCTCTACCACAAGCTCGTCTATGATATTTAGAACCAGTAGGGGTTACATATACCTCACCTTGTCCAGTTTGCGTGGATGAAGAAGAGGAAGCCTTATTGGAAATTTTACCACTGCTAGAGGTAGTAGTTTTCTTATTAGTGCTACCTGTTGAGGTACTACCCGTATTACTTGAGACCTTATTTTTAGCAGATGTACTGCTTGTACTTTTATTTGTTGTTGTAGATCCTTTGTCAGTAGTCGAATTAGGCTTACTAGTATTATTTGATTTAGTACTAGTTTTCTTTACTTCCTTAGCATTAGCACTTTCGAATTCCTTTAATTTACTTTCATCCCATAAGCCTAAATTCTGTTCTCTTGCTTCTCTTTCAAGTTCAGTAAAATACTCTTGATATTTAACGTCAGGGGGGAAGGTAGATACATTAGCATAACCTTCAGCTACTAACATACCATTGAACATTTTATTTTTAATTTCTTCTTTATTTATTTCAGTTGGCTTTTCTAGCCATATATACCTAAGTGCCCTATCGTATTTATCAGTATCAGATACGTCTTTTTCTAGATATACAGTTTTACCTAATAATTTACCTTTTGTGAAATTTGATGCTTCCTTACCATAGAACTCTACAGGCTTGCTTGGATGAACAGTTTCAGGTGTATCTACACCTATCATCCTTAATTTTAATACTTTTCCATCTTTAAGAGTTACATGTACTGTATCTCCATCAATATGTTTTGTAACCTCAGCTTCAACTAATTCAAGGTTAAGTTCTTCCTTTTCAGGTTCTTCATCTTCTTTAACATCTTCTTTAGTATCTTGGTTATTATTATTTTCAACTGATTCAATGATCTTATCTTTATTGTCAGATTCGACCAGTTTATTAGAAGTGTCAGATTCACACCCAGTTGTACTTAGTAAAAGGGCAATAGCTAAGATACTAAGTATGATTTTGTTAAACAATGATGTCTTAATACCTTGTAAATTCTTTTTAACCATATTACTCCTCCTTATTTATAAAGTTATTGGTAAAAATTTCCCTAAACATTTCAAAAAAGACCCAAACATTTAAACTTAAGTTCAATTATTCGGGTCGGTACTTTCTCTGATAATGCTATTTGTTCAATTGTATATCCTTCATATTGTTCTATAATGTCATCTTCAAGCAATAACTCTGCAGTAAATGTATCGGCTTCTATTTCAAATCTATTTTTAATTAGCAAAGGATTTTCTATAAAAAAACTAATTGCTAAATCAGGTTGTAGTATAGCATGTCCTAATTCATGAGAACAAATATATTTTCTTTCATAATCATTTAATCGACTATTTATATGTAGTATTTCTATATCGTTCTTAGTTCTTTGGAAAAATCCTAAAAGTTCATCACCTAGATCATGAATTAAGACAGTAATATCTAAACACTTACATAGTTCAAAGGGGTTGCTGGTATCATATAAATCCTTTAACCCCAGTACAATGTCTTTAATATCATTACTCATTGCCATCACCTTTGTGTTTCTTTTTCTCTAATTCTTCAGCAGTTCTAAGACCCATTTGTATGGCGTTTGCCAGTATTATCTTAGATTCATCACTAAGTATTTCCCCTTTTAACATTAGTCCAGGTTGCTCTAATATTATTTTCATAGCTTCTTCTACGTCATAGACCTTAGGGTATTTTCCATCTTTAACGATAAATCCGTCAACATCTCCAATTGTAAATTCTTCAATATTATCATCAACTATATAAGGGTTTTTTATATTAGAAGCACCCATTAAATAGTCTAGGGATACATTAAAATATTCAGCTATTTTCTTTTTAATTTCATCACCTGGCATTCTATTACCAGCTTCATATTGAGAAAGAGTTGAATTACTTATATTTAATATTTTTGAAAACTCTAATTGAGAAAGTTCCTTTTCTTCTCTTAAATATTTTATTCTTTTACCTAATTCATTTTCCATAGTTACCACCTTTCACAATATGTAAATTAATTATATTATAACAAAAAAAGCAACATTAAAATTTAATTTTACGAAATGTCAAAACAAGTATTGACTTTTACATTTAGTAAATATATAATAGAGTTAAGATTTACAGTTAGTAAAACAATAGGGGGGTGCAAAGATGATCAAAAACTTAGAGACAATAAGAAAGTCTAAAAATATAAGTCAGGTAGAAATGGCCCAAAAGCTGAGCATACCAGTTTCTACTTATAATGTATATGAAAATGGAAATAGAAAAGTGCCAGAGGAGATAGCAAGAAATATAGCAAAGATTCTAAATGTAGAAGTAAAAGATATTTTTTTGCCAGCGACTTTTACAGTTAGTAAAACCAAGAACCATACAGCATAGCACAATAATTATCTCATAAAAGCTAATTCAAAAAAAGATGTAAATATTGGAATAGGTGGAAGTAGGAGGTGAAGACATGGCAAGGAGAAGGAAACCAAAGCTATTTAATTGTGAAATTTTAAATGGGCCTTTTAACAAAGAAGAACAAGAAGAATATGATAGAAAGGTTTGTAAGGCTCTAGCTACAGCTTTACACAGGAGCTTAGAGCCAGAAGAGTTTGATTCATTGATAGAAAATTTAAGACAAGCTTTATAAAGGAGTGGAAATATGGCAAGATTACCAGACCCCCAGGTTGAAGAAATACGAACCACCTGGGGACAAGGATACAAAGAATTACAAAATAGTTTTTTTAATCTCATAGGGCAAGCAATAAGAAAGAAAAGTAGAGAAGATAAAAAGAAAGGAGAGGGAAAAGAAGATAAGGATTAACTTCTTACTGAAGAGGAAGTTAGAAAAGCTTTATATTAACTATATTTTACTATGTAAAGGAGTGAAAGAGAATGAATACAAGTTACGCAATTGACTATCAAACACCACGTGAGAATAAAGGTTTAACTAGAAATGATGTAGCTAACCTATTAGTAGACAAAGGTATAGAAATAAGTACTGAAAGCCTAGGCTGCTATGAGAGAGGGGTAAGAGCACCTTCACCAGAAATGGTAGTAGAACTATCAAATATATATAAAGAACCTTTCCTTACTCAAAGATATTGCAAATATAACTGTGCAATAGGACAGGCTTATAGCTATGAAATACTGAAAGGAGTAGATATGAATCTTAGTAATGTAGCCTTAAAACTACTAGAAGAGCATAGGGAATCACATGATGTATTAGAAGAAACATTAATGTTAATTACAAATAAAAGAAATAAAGAAGATTTTACAGAAACAGAAATTCAAAGACTTAAGTCTAATATCCATGAATTACTAGATACAGAGCATACAATAGAAATATTTAAAATTGCATTAAATAAATTTATAGACATGAAAGAAATGATATATGAGCATAATCAAAAATGTCGAGAGAGGGGTTATGTAAGATGTTAGATTTTCTTTGTGATCTAGTAGAAAAGATAGTTTTTTCAGGAATTAATGGAAAGATACTTATTATTCCGTTATTGATATTAATAAAAGTTTTAATTGGACAAGTTATAAAGGAATGGGAGTTTTTGAAGGAGGTGTAAAGGATGGAAAATAAACTTATTAAGCCATTTGAAAATGTAGCTGGAAAAGTGACTATAAGGTTATGCCAAATGTACCATGCGTTAGGATTTGATTGCGTTTGGAATGATGGCAAAGACTTAACATTAATACAAAATGAAAAAGACCTATCTGCTCCCCAGCAAAAATAGGTCCTTAGAAAATATATTATTAACGTTATTATATCACATTTAGGAGGTAAAACAATGGCAGATTTTTGTTTAAGATGTGGAAGAGCATTAAAAAATAAAAGTAGTATAAAAAGAGGATATGGTCCTGGATGTTATAAAAAAATTAATCGAGAAGAAAAGAAAGATAAAGAATCTCAGGTAGATGTAAATAAAGAAGAAAGGATTGAAATAGAAGGACAAATATTTATAGATGAATTAGAAGAGCGTAGAAGCATGAGGAAGATCTCATGATATGTCCAACATGTAAGAGTAATTTGCTGAAAAAGTTAAAGCGGAATGAACTATACAATTGCAGGTGTGGAGCTAAGCTATTAGCAGTTGAAATAAACAAGAAATTAGAAATATTCAATTTAAGCAAGGGGGAGTAAATATGAATCAGAAAATAATTGATAATAAGATACAAAATGAATGGATAGAAGAACAAAGAGAATTTCATAGATTGAATAACAAAATAATAGAACAATTAAGAATAAAATATGACAATAGAAGTCCAAGAGATTTATTCCTAGATAATGATTTATATGACTAGAAAATATAAGGGGGAAGAAAAATGAATAATAATAATCAAATGATGGTTCAGCAAGAGACTAATTCAATGATGATAATAGAAGGACTTAAATTAGATAGGGTCCAAGACTCTATGAATAAGATACAGCAATTCCAAAAGGTTATTCAAAATACATTGGTAGAGGGACATGACTATGGTGCAGCTTTCTTTGGATCTAGTAAGGCAAGTTTATTAAAGCCTGGAGCAGAAAAAATATTAATGTTACTGGGATTAAGTAGTGAATACGAGGTTATTGAGAAGATTCAAGATTATGAAGATGGATTCTTTGCTTATACAATTAGATGTATTTTGAAAAGAGGAAATCAAGTTATTACAGAAGGTCTAGGGCATTGTAACAGCAAAGAAAAGAAATATGATTCGGATAGACAGGACAAGTTCATGTTAGGAAACACTTGTTTAAAGATGGCTAAGAAAAGAGCCCAAGTAGACGCATCCCTAACGGTAGGAAGCCTATCAGATATATTTACTCAGGATCTAGAGGATATGGTCCAATTCGATAATTCAGAAAGAATAGAAACAATGAACTATAGTGATGCGGAAAACATGAAAATTAACTTTGGTAAACACAAAGGGAAAACATTAGGGCAAATTTATAAAGAAGCACCTGATTATGTAGAATGGCTAAGAGATAATGCTAGAGATGCAGCAGTAAAGAAAGCTGCAGCAATGATATTAAATGGAACTCCAAACAATGCAGCAAAGGAAATAGTAGATGAAGAAACAGGAGAAATACATGAAGAGCTACCACCAGAATTTATGAACAATCCATTTGATTCGGAAGGACAAGATATACCATTTTAAATTTAGACTAGGGGATTTTCCCCTGGTCCCTATAGAAGGCAGGTGAAAAGATGAACTATATAAGGGAGATCAATGCGTTTTATGATTTAGTGCAACTTAAACAATTATCTACAGGACAAATTGCTTTATGGCATGCTTTAATGCAAATAAACAATAAATGTGCTTGGATAGAATGGTTTAATGTACCGAATCTAACGCTAGAATTAACCTCAGGTTTATCTAGGAAAGGGATTTATAATGCTAGAAATATTTTAAAGCAACATGGGATCATAGATTTTAAAACTAACGGGAAAAAAGCAACTTCATATAAATTGATATCATTGCAACATATTACCCATGATAGTACCCAAGATAGTACGCAAGGGAAAAACCTATTGCAAGATATTACCCAAGGTACTACTCAAGGTACTACCCATAGTACTACTCAAGATACTACCCAAGATAGTGCCACATTAAATAAACTAAACGAAACTAAACTAAAAGAAACAATAACTAGTAGTGTTAGTCAAGAAGATGTTTCTCTAATCGTAAATCAATTTCAACAAAATGGATTTGGAACAATTAATTTTACAGTGAAAGAAAGTCTATTGGAACTTTTAGAAGTTTATCCAGTTGAATGGATTGTAGGTGCTATGAAAGTAGCAGTTGAATCTAATAAAAGATCTCTTAGGTATGTTAGGGGCATATTAGAAAATTGGAATAGGAGCGGTGGAATGAAGTTAGGAGGTAGAGAAGATGGAACAGGTAACTATGAGTATAAACCAGATGCAACAAAAGCTTATGGATTTACAGAGGAAGATGCCGAAAGGGCAGGAGTCACATCACTATAATTGCAATATCTGTAAGGATCAAGGCTTTATATTTAAAAATATAGATGGGTATGAGGTGGCTTCCAAGTGCCAATGTAAATTAAGAGAAGAGGTACTCAGTAAGTCCAACAACAGTGGGCTAGGGGATTTATTTAAAACCAGGACATTTGAAACCTATAGAACAGAAGAAGATTACCAAAGAGTTATAAAGTCCAAGGCTATAAAGTTTACTAAAGAGTTTTTAGGTGGCAATAGAAGTTCTCTTGCCATACTAGGGCAATCAGGAGTAGGTAAGACACATATTATGACAGCAGTAGCTGGAAAACTAATAGATAAAAATATAGAAGTTAAATACTATATTGCAGATGAAATTATACAAAGGCTTAATGCTTGTAAGTATGATGAGGAAAACTATAACAAAGAGTTTAGTAGAATAGCTAATGCTAGTGTTTTATTTATAGATGATCTCTTTAAATCCTCAATACAAGAATATTACAAAACTGAGAGTATCAATAAAGAAGATCTGAGGATTATATTCCAGATAATTAATTATAGATACAATACTAATAAACCTATTTTGCTAAATAGTGAAATACATTACGAAAGATTTGCAGAACTAGATCAGGCTATAATTGGCAGGATAAATGAAATGTGTAACTATGAATATTTGATATCGATTAAACCAGATAGGAATAAAAATTATAGGTTGAGGAGGAAGTAACTATGACTAAGGCACAAATAACAACTGCAGTAGAAGAAGCTGCAAGACTACTAAGAGAAAATCCGGAATTGACATATAAAGAAGCTATAGATGCAGCTAAGGAGATGATAGAAGATGACAAGAAAAGAGATTTTAAAATTAATTAAAGGCGAGATTTTAAAAGAATATATGATTCAAAATATGTTAGGGAGGGGACAAGGTGAGATGGTCAGAAGAGGAATACGAAGAATTCCTAGAAAGAAAAGGGACCTATATACAGTCTAAATCTAAAAAGAAAAATAAATATAGAAACATCAAAACTCAAGTAGATGGAATTACATTTGATAGCAAAAAAGAAGCAGAATACTACTGTAAATTAAAACTACTAAAACAAGCAGGAGAAATAAAAGACTTTGGACTTCAGCCTAGGTATGAATTACAACCTACTTTTAGAAAGAATGGGACTACCTATAGGGCGATTACTTATGTAGCAGACTTTATAATAACAAATTTAGATGGAACTACTGAAGTTGTAGATATTAAAGGAGTAGAGACTCAAGTATTTAAGATAAAGCAAAAACTATTTGAATATATGTATCCTGACTTAAGTTTGAAGGTGATCAAATGAAAGGACCTTGTAAAAGCTGTGAAAGAAGAGAAATAAATTGTCATAGCAGATGTTTAGAGTTTTTAAAATATAGAAATAGGCTAGATAAAATCAATCAAATTAAAAGAGAAGAAATGAACTTTATCAGTTATAGTTTTGACAGAAAGCTAAAGATGGGAGTCGGTAGGTTAATATAGGAGGTTTATAAAATGAAATGCTATAATCTGGAATGTAAAGAAAGATGTGACGATATTAAGGCAATGTATTGCATATTCAGACTTTCAGAGGTACAGCAAAGGTTTATAGCACTAATAAGAAAAAGTAACTATTGCAATATATGTGGAGAAATGACAGTAAAAGCAAGATACAAAGGTGAGCGGATTAATCTTTGTACTAAATGTGGGGTAAGGGGGTATAAAATTGCAGGATAAAAATTTAATTAATAGAAAAACATATAAAGAAATTAAGAAAATGGATAGGAAAGATATGGAGTTATTCTTAGCAAAAGTTTATAGAAATGGATTCAAAGATGGGGCAGCAGCAGGAGATATGGCAGATTTTAAGATAAGGTTATCACAAATTTTAAATAAAACAAAAGGTATAGGAATCGTCTTATATGATAGGATTATGCAAACTGCAAAGGAGATGGAATATGACTATAGATGAAATAATAAATCAATTAGACAGTTTGAGAATGCATTGTGAAGAGTGGACAAAAAAAGAGGATATTGATTGGATTAGAAATGTTATGGCTTTAGATTTTGCAATAATGATAATTAATAGGGAACTTATAGGATTAGGAATATTGGAGGTGGAGTAATGAAGGCATTAATAACTGTAATATTAGGGATTGTTGCAGTAAGTATACTAATGTCATTATTATCATTAATTTATACAATAGAAAAGATTAGGAAGGTGAAATAATGAATATATTAAGGGATGAAGTACACAGAAATGCAAAAGACCATGGTAAAACTTTAGCTAGGAGGGCTAGTCATGCGGAAATATACATGGGGAGATAAAAGCAAAAATAAGGCTTTTCCAAAGGCAGTAAATAAAACCAACACAATGGTCGAGGATTCTTTAATCAAGCAAATGTATGAAGATTACAACTCTGGGATGTCTATGTCGGCAGTCGCTAAAAAATATAATAGAACTGCAGGAAGTATTTGCAAACTATTTAAACGCAGGGGTTTGAAAGTAAGGAGTCCTAACGAACGAAGATACACAGTAAATGATGATTTCTTTGAAAGTATAGATTCAGAAGAAAAAGCATATATATTAGGATTTATATCTGCTGATGGACATATTTCCGATAAATCATTGCATTTTAAAATTAAATGCGATGATAAAGACATTCTAGAAAAAATAAACGAATCAATGGATAGTAACTATCCAATCAGAGGTACTAAGTATCCTACATTAACTATGTCATCTACTAAAATAGTAAATGATCTAAAACGACATGGATTGAGTAAAAGAAAGACATGGGATATGCCTAGAAAGTTATATGTACCAGAGCAATATCTCAGACATTATTTTAGAGGATTGATAGATGGGGATGGGAGTGTAATAATTTTTTATCATAGAAAAGAAAATAAAAACAAACTATGTATTGCACTTTCTGGCGGAGATGAAAAATTTCTGAATTTATGTGATGAGATTATATCTCGCTATATAGGATGCAATCTGAAAAAAATTCAAAAGATAAAAGGGAATTGGGGAGATTCTTATTTAATTAAATGGCATGATAAACAAGCATTAAGGCTTAGCGAATGGTTGTATAAAGATACAAATATTTATATGGAAAGGAAGTATAAAAATGCAGAACAATTCTTTGGGAAAGAATCAAATGGAATTTAACAAGTGGACAAAAACTATACATGAGTTGGCGGTGAAAAATGGTTGGTGGGATGAAGAAAGAAGTTTTGGGGATATAATAGCACTTTGCCATAGCGAACTTAGTGAAGCGTTAGAAGAGTATAGGGATGGAAGACTACCAAATGAGATTTATTACAATGGGGACAAGCCAGAAGGTATACCTATAGAATTGGCAGATGTAATAATAAGGATCTTAGACTATTGTGGTAAGGAAAAGATAGACATAGGTAAAGCATTGAATATAAAACATAAATTCAACAAGACTAGGCCATATAAGCATGGTGGCAAGGTAATATAAAGGTAATATAGGAGGTACTTATGGATAATAAGGACAAGCTAAAGAATAAAATAAATGAATTTATAAATGTTGTAGTAGATAAAGCGGCAGAGGATAATAAACTAGATCATTTTAATATAGAGATAAGCAATCATAATGGGAACTTGCAGATGGATTATAGATTGCGAGATAGAAAGAAGGTATATTAAGACTCAATATGCTATCAATGTGTCGGAAAGGAGAACAAGGCAATGGTAAAGATGTCTCAAATAAAAATAGCAAAAACGATAGACGGAGAACTCTATCCATACTTTAAAGATATAAAATTAGTAGGCAGAGTAAGGGAAGAATACAACAATGATTTTATTATATATGGTTGCATTAGAGGTTATGAGGAAGAGTTTTATAAAGGGATATTAGCCTTAGACAAGGCCACTGGTGGAGAAATGGGATTTAATGATACGGAAGATGTCGAAGTCTTTTGGATAGATGAAGGAGAAGGAATGTTTATAACAATCAATAATGGAGAATATGAAATAATTAGCTGAACATAATGTTATTTATGCGAAGTTGGGAGGGGGAAAAATGGAATACAAACTAACACCGATTGAGGATTTAAGAAATTGGGCTGAATATTATTTAAAAAAAGCTATACATGATGACTTATATACAATTGCACATAAATATGGAAAAGAAAATAATTGGGATGATGTAGAAGTTGATTTTATGATAGAAGAAATTGAGGATAAGCTAGTTGAAGGAATATTAAATGTAATTGATACTTACGAGGAGGATTGACATGGAAGATAAGTAATGTGTCGTAGAAAGGGAGGTTGATTATATATGTCTAAAACAGAATTAAGAAAAATAGCAAGACAAATCATTAAAACAAACCTTGTTGTATGGCAAGCAATACATGCGGTTGAAGATTTTGTTATTTACGTGCAACATAGTTGATTTAAAAAGGGGTGATATATATGGCTGAAAAATGGAGAGAAACTATCTGGGAGAATGAAAAACTAAGAGAAGTTATAGAGTATTTTAATGGTTATGGTTCACCTTATGATGAATTAATTATTGAGTTGGTAGAAAAAGAGATATCTAAAAAGGTATTAAAATCTAAAGGGCAAATTATTGTAAATCAGTATAAATGCCCTAATTGCAAAAGACAATGGAGTGGATCCAAATGGGGTTACTGTCATGAGTGTGGTCAAAAACTTTACTGGGAAGGGGATAATTATGGAAGATAAGCACATTGAAGTTGATTTTTATAGCTTTGTAGACTTTACGGGAGAAGAAAATGAAAAAGAGTTTCTGGAAAAATGTTTAAAACAATGGGAAATAAGTAATGGTAGAGAAATAAGTGATATAAATAAATTAATAGAACTAGGGACTATATTTTCAGAGATGAGACATAGAGTTTATGAATTAGATTAGCTGAACATTACAAGTAAAATGCGTAGCGGAGGAGGATTAAATGAAACTAAGAAAAGATGATCCTATATATTACAAACTTAAAATAAACGGATTAATAGTAGATGCTTTTAAAAATGGTCTAAACTTAGAAACTAAGATATATAAAGATAAGATAGGTATATTATTTAAAGCTGAAAATGGAGATGTGGCAGAAGTTATATTGAATTATAAAGAATAATACTTTAAATGGATATAAATGAATAACTAAATAAGTCCTACTGGACAGCCAGCGGACATCAGATTAACTTTAATAGGTTGATTTGGTGTCTTTTTTATTGGGAGGGATTAAATGAAATACTTCTCAGAAATAAGAGGAATAAAAGAAACAGACAAAGGAACAGATCTCCTATTACATATTCCAGGGGAAATGGTCCAAAGGAAAATAGTAAAGTATAGAAACAATAATAAAATAGATGCTGAAATAAGGATAGATGACAATAGGGCTATAACAGCCGAGCAGAGGAAAAAGATATTCGCAACTATAAAGGATATAGCAATATTCACAGGAGATCACCCAGAAGGATTAAGGGCCTGGCTTTTATATCAATATTGTGCAGAAACAGGAGAAATGCCTTTTTCTTTAAGTAACTGCAGCATAAGCCAGGCAAGAGAATTTATTACATTTATAATAGATTTTATATTAAAAGAGGATATTCCTTTAAGTGATGCAGCATTATCCAGGACTGATGATATAGATAGGTATCTTTGGGGCTGTATCAAATATAAAAGATGCTGCATATGTGGGAGAAAAGGAGAAACCCACCATTGGGATGCATATGGAATGGGAAGGGATAGAAGAACTGTAGACGATAGCTTACAAAGAAAGATACAACTATGTAGAGAGCATCATTCAGAAGCACACAACATAGGAAGAGATACCTTTGGAGCTAAGTATCACGTATATGGAATTATATATAAGGAGGATTAAACAATATGAGGATAAAGGAGAAATTTTATAAAGAAACTGAGTACTTATTATATAATTACAAGATGCTTGAAATATCTGTAGAAAATATGAAGAAAGAAATAGAGTATCTAGAGAAGGAAGACGAAGCAAGATCCATAAGTGGTATAAGTTATGATGGATTTAAAACAGGGCCAACATTTAAAATAAACAGTATTGTAGAAGATACACTATTGTCCATAAGTGAAAAAATAAGTTATTTAGAACATAGTATTAGAAGAATGGAAAGTAGAATGAAAAGCATCAATAAGTCTATGGAAGGATTAAATGAATTGGAGAAAGATATTTTAACTAAAAAATATATTGAGGGTAAACAGTGGTATGTAGTAGCCTATGATGTAAAATATTCAGAAAGACAATGCAGAAACATTAGAAATAACGCTATAGAGAAATTAGCAATAGGAATATTTGGAGAAATTGCCACATTATTGCCAGATGATTCCAAATAAGTATGTTATTATATTAATATGAAAATGTGTCTCATACGGCACTATATAAAGCAAGGATACAAAAACTCACCTTTGCCCCTTTAGGTGAGTTTTCTTATACTTATAAAAGATATTATCATAAATGATACATAAATTTTAAAGGAATTGATACTATGAAAGAATACATAATATATAAATGCAAAATATGTGGATGTGAGTTCATACTTCCAAAGCAATACGTTAAAGCAAATGAAGATAAAGGTAATTACATAAGTTGTCCATATAGGGGCCATAAAAATATTACTGTAGTAGGAGCCTATGATTCTATAAAAGAATGTATGGATCATAGAACTTATGTTAGAGAAGGAAGAAGAATAAGACAAATAAAGTAGAGAATATATATAAAGGACTTGTAATGCATAAAATTGCTGTGATATACTAATATATAGAAATATAAGTTATAGGTGATTTTGCCTATTAACTTACCAGTATCTTATTTAAATTATAAGGAGATGTGGTTATGAAAGAATTTAGAATGAAAGCAAAATCATTTAAGAGGATGGAGGACCCTATAAACAGGAACAGCAATCGAGTTAAATATGTATGTTATATTAAAGCTGATAGCATTCCTTTGGAATTTGATGATTGGATGTTAACAAATCCAAGAGAACAAAAAATGACTACTAATGTAGCAAATAAGATTGTTGAGAGTTTGGATGAAAACCAATATTTTCATGAACTTAATAGGGGGATTTTAATGTCAGTATCCGATATTAAATATGATAATTCGGATGGCATAGTAATTATAAGAATGGATAATCCTGAAATACATGGAAATATTGATGGAGGGCATACACTAAGGGCAATTTTAAATGCTAAGAGTAAAAATATATTATCAAGCGATAGATATGTATTTTTTGAAGTATTTACTGGAATTGATTCACCAGTTGAATTAGCTGCAGCTCGAAACACATCTGTTCAAGTTGATTTAAAGTCAATAGCAGAGTTAGAAAATAGTTTTGAAGTAATCAAAGAAGCTTTTAGTAAAGTAGGTTTCAAAGAAAGAATTTCTTATAAAATGAATGAACATTCTGAGAACAAAGACATAGATCCGATAGATGTTCGTGAGGTTATAGCTATAATAAATATGTTTAGCCAAACATTATATCCCTATAAAACCTCAAGAAATACTTTATCTGAAACTCATCCAGTTCAATCTTATACTGGAAAAGAGGCTAGCTTAAAAAAGTTTCTTAACTTAGGGAAGAACAAAAGAGAAAGAATGATTAAGGATATGATGCCTATAATACCCGATATATTTAAATTATGGGATACAATAGAGTGTAATTTTGCAGCTGAGTCAAATAAAGCAGGCAAAAGATATGGAACGCGTAAATATTCGAAATATAATAATGATGAAATTGTTGATTATTCCATGTTTTCAGAATCGCCATTAAAATATTCAATTCCTAAGGGAATAATGTATCCTATAGTTGGAGCTTTCAGGGCACTAGCAAAGGTTGATGAATCTACTGGACAGTATTCCTGGATAAAGGATCCTTTAGAGGTTTGGAATGCAATTGGCGGTAAATTATCGACAATTATACTTGATGAAAAGTCTGAAACACCTAATGATTTAGGCAAAAATAATAATTTATGGAGTAATTTATTTAAAGAAGTGTATATATATGGATATATGTCTCAAATATAGTAAATAAAACTTACAAATATTTAAAAATGAAGGAGCCAATAAGGCTCTTTTTTCATGCAAAAAACTAATACATAATAAATACAAGTAAGCAGGTGGTGATAGATGCAAAACAAACCCCATGATAAAAACTATAAAACATGTGGTGCTAAAACTAGAAAAGGAACTCCATGTCTTAGACCAGCAGGTTGGGGTACAGACCATCCAGGAGAAGGGAAATGTAAATTGCATGGTGGTAAATCCACAGGACCAAAAGACAAGAATAAATTAAAAGAAAATAAAAATGCAGAGAAACATGGATTCTTTTCAAAATATCTTCCTGAGGAATCATTAAACATTATCCAGGAGATACAAGATAAGGATCCTATTGATATTTTATGGGATAATATTCAGATACAATATGCAGCAATAATAAGGTCACAAAAGATAATGTATGTAGAAAACAAAGAAGAAATGATTAAGGAACTAAAGAAGAAAAAAGAATATGATAGTGAAAGCATTTCATCATTAGAGGTTGAATATGAATTTCAGTTTGCATGGGATAGACAAGCTACTTACCTACAAGCCCAATCAAGAGCAATGGCAGAACTAAGAAATATGATTAAACAATATGATGAACTATGTAAATCAGATTTAGCTACAGAAGAACAGAAGGCTAGAATAGAGAAGTTAAAGGTAGATATAGAAAAAGTTAAAGGCAAAGATAATGACAAGCCAATAGAAATATTAATCAAGCGAAAGGGTGAAGATTGATGGTAGTAAAGGAAGTCAATCCTCACTTTGAAGATTTTATATTTGATTGGGACTATAAGACTTATTTCTTAGTAGGTGGCTATGGCTCATCTAAATCCTATCATGTGGCCTTAAAAATAATTCTCAAATGTTTAGAGGAAAAAAGGAAAGTATTAGTAGTAAGAGAAGTATTTGAAACTATAAGAGATAGTTGCTTTGCACTCTTTGAAGAAATAATATCTGATTTAGAGCTAGATGATAGAATAAAAACCGTTACATCTCCAATGCAAGTCAAATTTCCTAATGGTAGTCAGATAATATTTAAAGGAATGGATAAACCAGCTAAATTAAAATCTATCCATGGAGTAACCATAGTGTGGATAGAAGAGTGTTCAGAACTTAAATATGAAGGCTATAAAGAATTGCTAGGCAGGGCAAGACATCCAAGCCTATCAATACATTTTATTTTATCAACTAATCCAGTAGGAGAAGATAACTGGGTATATACTCACTTTTTCATGGATGAATTAAAAGATATATTTATCCTGGATGATGAGGAACTTTACGAGAAAAGAACTATAATAAAAAATAATACTTATTATCACCACTCATTAGCTGATGATAATTTATTTTTACCACAAAGTTATATAGAACAGCTTGATGAATTAAAACTATATGATCCAGATTTGTATAGAATAGCAAGACGTGGTAGGTTTGGGGTTAATGGTATTAAAGTATTACCTCAGTTTGAAACCATGGAGCATGAGAAGGTATTAGCAAATATAGGTAATATATCAAAACGGTACTTCAGGGCTGGTATGGACTTTGGATTTGTTGTTTCCTATAATGCACTTCTTAAGATGGCTATAGATGATGATAATAAATGGCTTTATATTTATAAAGAATACTATAAGAATGGCATGACAGATGATAAAACTGCTAAGGAATTAGAAGATTTTATAGATAAAGATGAATTAATCAGAGCTGATTCAGCAGAGCCTAAGACAATAGCTTATTATAACCAGCAAGGCTTTAGAATGATAGGAGCAAAGAAAGGCCCAGGAAGTAGATTACAAAACACTAAAAAGGTAAAGAGATTCAAAAGGATCATTTGTTCAGATAAGTGTAAAAATACTATAAGAGAACTAAAGAATCTAACTTATGCAACAGATAAGCAAGGCAACATTATAGAAGATGAATTTAATATAGATGCACATACATTTGAAGCTATATGGTACGGCCTAGATGGATATGAAGTATCAGATTTGAAAGATAGGAAGAATTACTCAGGGAAAGGAAGAAGGTGATAGCTTGATAAACTATAATGAATTATTAAAAGCAGAGTTACAAGGGTTGTATGGAGATCAACTATCAAAAGTAAATCAAATACTAGAATGGTATAAAATATATGATGGAGACCAAGAGTGGAGAACTAATGCAGGTCTAGACTATATACCTACTAAGAAGATAACAAATTTAATTAAAAAACTAATAAATACTAGAGCTAGATTTATGTTTGGCAAGGAGCCTTTCTTTGATGTTAGGCCAGTGCAGATGGATGACAAAGGAAGTACAACACATCAAGATTTAGCACAAGAAAAAGAAGATTTATTACATCAAATATTAAAGGATAATAAATTTCATAGTAAGTTATTAAAAGCTAAGAAGGATTGCTCTATAGGTGGTAAGGTAGCAATAAAACTATGGGGACATAAAGACGTAGGACTTAAAATAATATTTTCTCCAGCAATGGAGTTTTTCCCACAATTTAATCTTGATGATGTAGACCAACTAGAAAAGGTGGTCTTTTTATATGCTTTAAATAATGAATCAGATCCTGAAAAACAAAGAATTAAAAAGCAAGTATGGGAAATGCAAGGGAATAAATGTATTCTCAATGAGTCTACTCATGATGGCAGGGGAAATATAGTATCAATTGAGTATCAAGATTATGATACAGGATTGGACTTTATACCAGTTATCATAATAACCAACGGTGGACTTACAGGAGAAATAGAAGGTGTATCAGATGTAGCTCAATTATGGCAAAACCAAGATGCTTATAATAAGCTTACATCAGATGATATAGATGCTCTTAAATTCCAAATGTTTGGGCAAGATGTAGTTACAGATGCATCAGAAGACAGCTTAAAAAATATAAAGGTTGCTCCTGGGGCAATGATAGATCTTCAAACTGATATAACTCAATCCAATGAAGGTAGACAAGCTAAAATGGAAAGACTTGAATCAGGGTTTTCATACAAAGATAAATTTGAAGATACAGTCAATAGAATTAAAAATGATATGTATGATACCTTAGATGTCCCCAATGTAAGTCTAGAACAACTTAAAGGACTAATGCAGAGTGGAAAAAGTATGAAGGCTTTATATTGGGGTCTTATGGCTGCTTGTGATGAAGATTGGATAGAGTGGGGAGATGCCCTTCAACAAATGGTAGACTATATCTTTAAGATGGTAGATATTTATAATCTATATGGGGCTAGGACTATAGCTAAATATGAAACTACTTTAGAAATAGAAAGAGTATATCCTATAGCTGAAGATGAAATAGAACAAAAGAGAATTGATATGGAAGAAGTGCTAGCAGAGGTAAGGTCTAGAAAATCATATATGAATAAATGGGGAGAATATGAAGATATAGATTCAGAATTAGAACAGATACAATTAGAAAAGCAGATGCTGCAGGATAGTTATACTAAAAGTCTTTTAGATGATTTAGAGTAGGGATAAGCTATGAATGAATATGAAGAGATATCAAAAGAAACTAGAAAGAAGGTATCTAAGCTCACACTAGAGCAACAGAAAGATTTATTAGACTTATTTAGTGAGGTTATCAAGGAATTAGCTAAGAAAGCTGAAAAGTCTAAATCCAAGAGTTTAAATGAAAGGTGGACACTAGATTATATAAAAGAATTAGAGAGGGTTAAAAAGGAGCTTACTAAAGAACTTAATAAAAGCACCAGAGGATTTATAACTAAAGCTGCAAGAGTCGGAACAGAAACAGAGCAACAGATTATGTTTAAAATGTTCAAATATGCTGGTATTGATCCAGGAGAACACTTTACTGAAATGTTTAGTCAAGTACAGGACAAAGTAGTAAAAGACATAATTAATGGTAATCTATATAAAGATAACAAAACATTATCATCTAGAATATGGAACTATGGGCAAGAATTTGAGAAGGATATCCAATATGTTATTAACAGAGCTATATTAGAGAAGAAATCAGCTATTGAGCTAGCAAAGGATTTAGAGAAGTATATAAAGGATCCTGCTAAAAGAGGTTCGGACTGGGGTAAGTGTTATCCACATTTAAGAAATAAAAAAGTAGACTATAATGCTATGAGATTAGCTAGAACATCTATAAATCATGCTTATCAAAATAGCAGTATTCAAAGTAGTAATATGAATCCGTTCACGGAAGGCATCAAGTGGCATAGTGCCATGATACATGGGAGAACATGCGAATTATGTATTGAAAGAGCAATTACTGACCAATTTGGGCTAGGTATAGGTATATTTCCAATAGACCAGGTACCTTTGGATCATCCTAATGGACTATGTACTATGATACCTTATATACCTAAGCCTTTGGATACTGTGACAGATGAACTAAGAAATTGGTTAGATGGAGAAAATAACTCTATCCTTGATAAATGGTATAATGAATATGGAGATTACTTTGCTTTTAAGAAGCTATAAAGGGGGATATTATGAAAAATACTTATTGTGATAAATGCAAGAAAGGGTTTATTGTTGAAGTTAAGAGTGAACAGTTAGAAGGTAATATAGAAAGGGTTTATTTTACTTGTCCCCATTGTGGAGAGGATTATACTAGTTATTATACTAATGTTTTGGTACAGATTAAACAAAGAAAAGTAAGAGAATTAGCAGAGAAATTTGAAAAAGAAAGAAATCCACTAAAAGCTGAAAAAATATTTAAGCAATACCAGAAAGCTAAAAAGACAGTAGGAGAAGAAATGGAAAAATTAAGAAAACGAATTCAGGCATCTACTAATTAGGTGCTTTTATTTTGCCCTTTTTTAGTATTGTTAGGGCATAAAGAAACAAGAGTACATGAGGGAGCCAACCCTTTAAAAAGGCTAGTACAATTTAGGAGGAATATGGAATGTGTTTAAGAAAAAAAGAAGGCTTTAAGTTTAATTTACAATTGTTTGGAGAAAAGACATTAGAACAAATATTGGGTGAGGAATTATATAGTAAAGTTACAGATAAGTTAGGAGATAGCAAGATTGCTATAGTTAGTGATGGAAATTGGATCCCAAAGGCTAAATTTGATGATATAAACACAGAAAAAAATGACTACAAGACACAAGTAGATAATCTTAATATTCAATTAGGCAAATTACAAAAACAATTAGAAGATAATGATGATGCAAGCAAAACTATAAAAGATTTACAAAAAGATATAGCAGATAAAGAAAAGGAATTAGAAAAGACAAGAAAATCTAATGCTATTAAGCTGGAGGTGCTTAAAGCTAATCCCAATGATGTAGCAGATATATTACCACACCTGAAAGATGACATTATTACCATAGCTGAAGATGGAACAATTACAGGGTTAAATGAACAAATAGAAGCCTTAAAAGAAAGTAAGGCATATTTATTTAAGGCAGAAGAACCCCAAGGAACTGGTGGCAGTTTAGGAGCTGGTAATAAGCATAAAAACAGCCCTGCAGAGCAAAATTCAGCGAATAGTTTTATTGAGTCAATTCGGGAAGTACAAGCTATAAGACAATAAGGAGGAATTTATAATGAAAAATACATTTAACAAAAATATGAGAAAAAAATTTAAGGTAAACTTACAATTACATGGTAGTAAAGACACAGATTATCTAAAAGATAATTTAACTGGATTTGTACCAGTGGAACAAGCAAAAGAGATTATGAAAGATGTAGCAAGAGGATCTTCTATCCTTAGATTATCTAAAGTTGAGCCTATGCAATCTGATACTAAGAAGTTTCCAGTTATGACAGATGGTCCAGGAGCTTACTGGGTGGGAGAGACTGAAAGAATTCAAACATCAGTGGCAACCTGGATATTCCCAGAAATGCATGCTAAAAAATTGGCAGTTATAGTGCCAACTACTAAAGAAAAATTAAAGGATACTACTATTAATGTATTTGCAGAGATAAGACCAGCTATAGCTGAAGCTTTTTATAAAGCTATTGATGCAGCTTGTTTGTTTGGAACTAACTCTCCATTTGCAAAAAACATACTAGATGTAGCTACAGCTGCAGGTAACGTAGTTAAACTTGGCACTAATGGAGAAAACAAATTAGATCTAGATATTTCAGATGTAATGGCATTAATAGAAGATGCAGGACAAGATGTAAATGGATTTGCTGCACACTATGGAATGAAGAACTCTCTTAGAAAATTAAGAGATGGAAATGGAGCTCCTTTATTTGCTGCAGGTACTAATCAAAATGAATTCTACAACAATCCTATAGAATTTGTTAGGAATGGTGCATGGGATAAGAGTAAGGCAGAGACTATTGCTGCTAACTGGAATTATTCTTTAGTGGGAATTAGAGAAGGAATAGAGTATGAAATACTTAAAGAAGCTACTCTCCAATCTGTTACTATGGGAGATGGAAAACCATTATCTTTAGCAGAAAATGACATGATAGCAATCAAAGCTACTATGAGGTTAGGATTTTTACCAATTAAGGACGAGGCATTTGCAGCATTAACACCTAAAGAAGAGGCTGGGGTATAATACCTAGCCTTTTTTATTAAGGAGGGATTAGATGTTTAACAAATACACAAATGGCAGAAAGATAATTAATGCTACAGAAAGAGCATTTGAGGTTATCTATAGATCGCAAGGTTTTAGAAAATTAGAATTTATTGAGGACATTGAAGAAGCTCACGATCTAGCAATCAAGGAAGATAATATCAAAACTCTAGAGACGTTAAGAGTAGAACAACTGAAAGATTTAGCAAAAGAAAAAGGTATTGAAGGTTACTCTAAAATGAAAAAAGAAGAATTAATAGAAGCCCTAAGGGATGAATAGTATGACTAATCTAGAAAAACTAAAACAGATGATAGATGAAGAAAACTATCCATATTTTACAGATGAATACCTTTGGTCTAGAATAAACCAAATAGGAGTAGAGTATGGAATAACCTTAGAATCTATTGCAAGAGATTTATGCTTAATTAAATCAGGAATAGAAGAGATTAAACTAGGTGATATAACTATACCTAGTCCTAGAAATTACTTTCTATTGTTAGCTAGTGGCTATAGAACTAATCAAACAGGGGTGGTGACTAGAATTGATGGCAGATAAATATTATAAGAAATATATACAAAAACTTATCAATTCTAATCCTACTGATATTGTAATAAAAAGAAAAGAAAATGATGATGATGGATTTGGTGGAGAGATAGTAAAAGATGTGACTATAAATGAAACTGTAACCTTTTATGATAGAAATGCTAGGCGAGAAGTAGTAACCGATTATGGTACTACCTACGTAGGGGTCCAGGTTACTAAGATATTAGCTAGGGATGACGCGAATATATTAAAAGATGATAAATTTACTGTAGATGATACAGAGTATAAAGTTTTATTTGTTAAACCTTACATGGATATTTGTAAACAAATAGAATTGGAAGTGATTAAATGAAATTCACTAACAATATGAACTTCCATTCAGTAGAAAAGCAAATAAGAGCAGCTATAGGTGTATATGCAGATACATCAGCTAAGAAGATGGAAGGATATGCTAAGAAAAATGCAAAGTGGACAGATAGAACTAGTAATTCTAGGAATAGTATCCAGGGTAACTTTGGCTGGAAGGGTGACAAGGCCGTGATAACCTTGAGTGGGAATGTAGATTACTTTGTATTCTTAGAGTTAGCTCATGGAAAAAATTATGCTATTTTAATCCCTACTATACATCAATTTAGTGAAGAAATATTAAGAGGGTATCAAAGGGTGGTGAGGTAAATGTGGCAGGATATATATACTGAGTTAAAAGAGAAGAATCTTAATCCATACCCACCAGGGCTGCATAAAGGTCTATGTGAAGAGCCTTATGTAGTTATAAAAGAAGGTACTCAAATTCCCTCTATTCAATCTAATGTATTAGGGCAAAAGGTTATAGACATTATTGTTTTTGTACCTTTATCTAGCTATATTGCAGTAGATCCTTATATGAAAAAAGTAAGGTCAGCATTAAAAGAATTATCTTATTTAAGAAAAACAGGACTTGAGACTCCTATAATAACGGATGATGATAAAAAAGCTTACACGAGTAGTATAGAATATGTAATTCAAAAGAAATTGGAGGGATAGAAAATGAATGAAACAATAAAAGAGTTTGCTTTAGCTAATATTGCTAGAGTGGAGATTGTAACAGAAGAAGATGTACCTAGGACTTTCGTGCTGAATGATGTAGCTAGTAGTGCAGATGTAACAGCTTATTTATCCGAAGGAGAGGAAAAGATACTAAGGGTTAAGAATACTATTAAGGCTCAAAATAAAACAGAAGATATTGTATTGGGATATGATATAAACCTTGCTGCAGCTACTTTTATACCTGAAATACTAGCAGTAGTTGATGGGGGTAAGTGGGATTCAGAAGCAAAGAAATATACTGCACCAGTAGTAGGCACTCCAGTAAAAAGGATACCATTTAGAACTAATATCTATACAGAAGAAAAAGACGGAGATGGTTCTACAATCTCCTATGTGAAATTTAGTTATAAAAACTGTACTGGAAAACCCGTAAATTATTCTCTACAAGATGGAGAGTTTTATGCACCAGAATTTCCAATTAAATCAAGGTCTAAACTTGGAGAATCTCCAGTCGAAGTTGAAATATTAGATGAACTACCTGCTGCTTAATGTAGGTAGTTTTATATTTTTAGGAGGTATAGTATGAGTGAAATATTAAGTATAGAAAAATTAAGAGAAATGGCTAATCCTATTATCAAGATACCTAACTTTGATAATACAGGATATATAAAAGTAAGAGTGCAAAGACCACAGCTGATGAAGATGGCAGCACAAGGGAAGATACCAAATCATTTAATGACAATAGCTATAACAATGGTTAGTGGGAAAAGACAGGCAGGTTCAGATGGATTAACGGAGCTAGAATATTTAAAAGAAATAGATGCAGCTATGGATTTATACTGTATGGCTTGTATGGTGGAACCTTCATATGAGGAAATGAAAGATATTCTAACAGATGATCAAAGAGGTACCATATTTGAGTGGGCAATGGGAGAGGTAGGGCAGTTAGACTCCTTTCGTACAGACGAAGGAGATGGCCCAAGTAATAATAATGGCAAAGCATTACAAGAAAAGGCCGAGTGAGATATTAAGCATAGATAATGATTACTTAGCTTATATATTTGATAAGACAGCCTTATATTTGGAATCAGAAGCAACAGATGAAAAAGGAAACACTAATTGGAATAAAATAAAATGGAAAGATAATAAAAAAGGAAACAATAAAGAACTGTTGGAATTTATACAAAATAAAAGATAAATATGGTACAATATCCCTGAAAGGAAGGGATATTATGGATCTATTATTATTTATTCTAGGAATTTTAGGAATGGTTGTTTGTTTAATTTTATTACTTGTCAGTATAGTAAGAAAAAAGCCTAAGAAGAAGTTACTAATAGGGCTATGTGCATGTTTTATTATATTTGTTATTGGTGTATCTATGCCAGAATCAAATTTTGATGATTTAAATTCTAAAAAGGAAATTGAAACAGCAAATGAAGAAAACTTAAATGAAGAAGAATTGGAGATTCTGAATAAAAGTTACAATGATTTAACAGATATGGAGAAAAATCAGCTTATAGTTATTAAAAGCAAAATGGATAATGGGGCAACTTTAAATAAAGAACAAAGAGAAAACCTCAATAAGCTTTTAAAGGAAAAAGAAGAGTACTTGGCTAATCTACCATCAGATAAGAAAACAAATGATAAGAAAGAAGAAAACAAAAAAATTGAATCACAGCCAATAGAGGAAGATAGAAAATCAGAAATAGAAAATGCGATAAAATCCAGAATTGATGATGGTAAATATAGAACAGCAAATCTAGATAAAATAATTATAAATGAAAATTTAGGCCAAGGTGGAGAAGGTACTTATATTGCTTTAGTATACTTTAAATTTGATATAATGAATACAAGGGAAACTGGAAATAAAGTAATGCGAATGTACTCTGATGATTTAGCAGCGACACTAGCTAATAAAGGAATAAAAGATGTAGCAGAAATTGCTATATTTTGGGAAGATGATTACAATAAAAGAAACGTGAAATATGCTTATGAATATAAAAATGGAAACTTTTATGTAATGGACATAGCAGGAGAATAAAATATTTACAAATTCAAGGACATCCGAAAGGGTGTCCTTTTTATGCCTAAAAATAAAAATAGGGGGTGAATATATGAGTATAAATGCAGGTAGTATTCATGGAAGTTTAACCTTAAATGGTGAACAATATTTCAAGACATTGGAAAAAGCAGATAGTAAGACTAAATCCTTTGAAAATAAGATGAATCAACAAGGGAAGAAAATGGAGAAATGGGGTAAAGATTGGACTTTAAAAGTTACTACTCCAATAATAGGAACTGGAGCTGCTGCTACTAAATTAGGTATTGATTTTGGACATTCTATGAGTGAGGTAGGAGCAATATCAGGATCTACTGGAAGTGAGTTAGCAATACTTGAGAAGAAAGCTAGAGATATGGGAGCTACTACTAAATTTAGTGCTAGTGATGCAGCAGATGGGCTTAAATATATGGCCATGGCTGGATGGGACACTAATGCCATGCTAGAAGGTTTAGATGGAGTGCTAGCTTTAGCTGCAGCATCTGGGGAAGATTTAGGAATGGTATCTGATATAGTAACTGATGCTTTAACTGCATTTGGATTAGAAGCCAAACAAGCAGGACATTTTGCAGATGTGTTGGCAAAGGCAAGTTCAAGCTCCAATACTAACGTGGGCTTGATGGGAGAAACTTTCAAGTATGTAGCACCTTTAGCTGGAGCTATGGGATATTCAGTAGAAGATACAACACTAGCTATTGGTCTTATGGCTAATGCAGGAATAAAAGGTAGCCAAGCAGGTACAGCTTTAAGAAGTATGTTAACTAGACTGATTAAACCTACAGAGGAATCTGGTACAGCTATGAAACAACTAGGTATATCTATGACTAATTCAGACGGTACCATGAAGTCTTTAAGTGAAGTTATGGTTTTATTAAGAGATAAATTCAAAGACTTGGATCCAGAGCAACAAGCTTTTTATGCTGCCCAAATTGCAGGTCAAGAAGCAATGAGTGGATTCTTAGCTATAGTAAATGCTAGTGATGGTGACTTCAACAGTTTACAAAGAAATATAAATAATTCCACTGGAGCAGCTAAGGAAATGTCTGATATGATGCAAGACAACCTCAAGGGTAGATGGCAAGAGTTTAAATCTTTGTTGGAAGAAACTGCTTTGCAAATATATGATTTATTATTACCATCCCTAGAAAAATGGTTAGCAAAAGGTAAAGATTTTTTAGAGTGGTTTTCTACTTTAGATGATGGTACAAAGAAAACTATTATTAACATAGCAGGGTTTGCAGCAGCTATAGGGCCAGCTTTATTAATTGGTGGTAAATTTGCTCAAAGTATAGGGTCAATAGCTGGATTATTTACAAAATATACAGCAGCATCTACAGCAGCAACTACAGCTACAGCAGCAGCAGGTAAAGGATTTACTCTCGCAGGAGTAGCATCAAAAGCAGGGGCATTGCTATTAAATCCTTGGGTGCTTGGTATAGCAGCCGCAACAGCAGGTGGAATTGCACTTGCTAAACACTTGCAAAAGGATAGTATCCCAGCGGTAGAATTGTTTGGAGATGAAGTGTCAGAAAGCACCCAAAAAGCTGTTGAAGGATTTTTAGAACTAGAAGAGAAAGCAACTCAATCATTGGATGAAATGAATTGGAAAGGTCAAGAAGTTACAAAGGAAATGGCAGATAATATATCTGAAAACTTTGGACAAATGAAAGAGCAAGTAGTTGCTAAACTAGAGGAAAAGAAAAATAATTCTCTGTCAGTGTTAGAAGAAATGTTTGCAAACTCAAAATACATGACTGATGAATCAAAAAAAGATTTAATTAATACAACTACGAATATGTATGACGAACAAATACAGCTTGCAGAAAGCAGGAATAGAAGGATTAATAATATTTTGCAAAAAGCAGCAAACGAGAATAGGGAATTGACAGAAGCTGAAAGAAAAACTATTAACTCTATTAAGGAAGGTATGAAAGAAGATGGTATAAGGTCCTTATCTGAAACTGAAAAAGAATCTTTAGCCATATTGGAAAGGCTAAAAAATGAAAGTGGCAAAATATCTGCTTTACAAGCTGCCGAGGTTGTAAGAAATTCTAAAAAACAAAAAGATGAAGCTATAAAGAATGCAGAAGAAGAGTATAATGAAAGGCTAAAAGTAGCAGCAGAATTAAGAGCTCAAGGTACTAAAGAAGCTGAAATGTTAGCAGATCAGGTTGTTTCTGAAGCCAAAAAGCAAAAGAAGAATTCTATCAAAGAAGCAGAGGAAATGCATAAAAAGGTAGTAGATGAAGCTAAAGCACAGGCAAAAGAGCATATTAATGAAGTAGATTGGACTACCGGAGAGGTAAAGTCTAAGTGGGAGGTAATGAGAGATAATGCTGAGAATAGAGCTAAAGAAATAAAAAAGGCCTTCATAGATCATGCTAAAGAACAAAAAAGGCAAGTAATTGAACTTAATAATCAAATAAAACAAGGTGCATCTAAAGCGTGGAATAACATGAAAGAAGGCGCTAGTGAGAAGTTCCATAGCATTAAGAATAGTATAGTTGATAATGTAAGCACTGCTAAGGAAAAATGGAATACAAATGTGGAAAATATGAGGAGTAAATCGGTGGAAAAATTTAACAATATGAAAAAGAATACTTCTGAAGCTTTTAATAAGATTAAAGAAAAAATAGGGGAAGGTATCAATAAGATTAAGGATTGGAATAAACAGAAAGCAGAAAATAAAGAAGCTACTTTTACTACAACTATAAAACAGGTATTTCAAACTATAGGAGAAAAAATAACTGGTGCTGGGAAAAATGCACATGGCACAAACTATTGGAGAGGTGGATTAACTTGGGTTGGAGAACAAGGGCCTGAGTTAATAGAATTACCTAAAGGATCTAAAGTATTTAGTAATGAGAAAAGCGAGAAAATCGCAGGACAAAATAAAGGTATTACTCAAAATATTCATATTCATTCCCCAGAACCATTAAGTCCTTCGGAAATAGCAAGAAAAAACCTTCAGGTATCAAGGCAGTTAGCTATGGAGTGGGGTGTATAAATGGAAAAGATAACATTTATAAACAGCAAGGGCCAATCAGTAGAGTTAGGAAATGATGGCCCTTATATATTGACTAAAATTGAAGGAACTGGAGCAGTAAATGTTGATATACAAACTCAAAAATCTCCATACCAGGATGGAGAAAGTTACTTGGGAAATACATTGGATCCTAGACTTATATCTATTGAAGTGATGGTATTAGCAGAAAACATTGAAGAAATGATGATTCATAGAAGAAAGATGTTAAATATATTTAATCCTAAATTAGGTGAAGGGATATTGATTTATGAAATAGGCAGCATTAGAAGAGAAATAAAAGCCATATCAGAACTTGCACCAGTATTTCCAGATGCAGAAGGTTTTAAGGATACTATGCAACCTGGATTAATACAGCTATATTGCCCTAATCCATTTTGGAAGGATATAAATACAGCCAAAGAAGAAGTAGCTATATGGAGAGGTTCTTTTGAGTTTCCTTTGGAGTTGGTGGAAGAAGGTATTGAACTAGGTTATAGAGAGCCATCCTTGATAGTGAATGTATTAAACAAAGGTGATGTTGCTACAGGTATGAGAATTCAATTTAAAGCTTTGGCTACTGTAGTTAATCCATCGCTGTTTAATGTAAATACTAGAGAGTATTTTAAGGTTAATCGAACCATGGAAGCTGGAGAGGTTATAACAGTAGCTACACATTTTCAGAATAAGAGAGTAGAACTTAATAAAAATGGAGTAATTAGCAATGTTTTTAACTGGATTGACTTTCAAAGTACCTTCTTACAATTAGATCCAGGCGATAATTTATTCCGTTACGATGCAGATGAAGGAATTGACAATTTAGAGGTTAGTATATATTTCAATCCTCAACATTTGGGGGTGTAGGGTATGGAACTGTATATATTCGACAGAGAACTTAACTTTCAGGGGATCCTTGAGAGTTATTTTAGTTTTAGATGGGTTAGAAAATACTCTAAATGTGGGGAATTTGAATTGCATTGTAGTCTAACCCCTGATACTTTAAATCTACTAAAAAAAGGTAATGTGATTTGGAAAAAGGATGATGAAGAAGCAGGTTATATTGAACACAGACATTTAAAGCAAGATACAACCGGGAAAGAAGTATTGGTTATCAAAGGTAAATTCCTAACTGGATATTTAGGTAGGAGAATCAACTGGGGGCAATTATTACACAATGGAACAGTCCTAGACTTAGTAAGGAAGTTGGTTAGTGAAAATGCTATAAATCCTACCAACTCTAATAGAAAAATACCTAGGATGGTACTTGATGGAACTGTTATTTTTACCGAAGATATATCATATCAAAACAGCTATGGTAATGTATTAGAAGAAATAGAAAAGGTGAGCTTGGCAACGGAAATAGGCTATAGAACAGTATTCGATTATGAAAGCAAAAGTCTAATATTTGAAATCTATAAAGGTCTAGACAGAACAGCTGGAAATGGAATAAATCCTCCAGCTATATTTAGTCAAGAATTTGAAAATATTTTAGAGCAAGAATATACAGACAGTCTTAATAACTATAGAAATACAGCCTTGGTTGCTGGAGAAGGCGAAGGTTCTGAAAGGGAACTAGTATCTATAGAAGATGGACAAGGACTAGATAGATATGAAATGTATGTAGATGCTAGGGATTTACAAAGTAAAGACGAGAATGACAATGTTATTCCAATCGCTGAATATAGAAAATTACTAGAAGATAGAGGGATTAGTAAGTTATCGGAACATAAAGAAATACAGACATTTGACAGTAAAGTAAACATAAATAGTAATTTAGAATATAAAGTAGACTTTGATTTAGGTGACATAGTAACTTGTACCAGTAAGGGATGGGGAATCACAATAGATACAAGAATAACAGAAATAGAAGAGGTTTACGAGGAATCAGGTAAACAGATAAATGTAACATTTGGAAATGAGATACCTACATTGATTGATAAAATAAGGCAGGTGGTAAAATGAAAGACTTTGAAATACATGAATTTGAGGTGTATGGGGTGGATGAAAAGCCCTATCTTAAATTTAAAATAAAAGTAGAGGATGAATTTATTGAGCATGATGAACTATTAGAGGGTAGCAACCAAGAAGATGTGAGATTGCTACAAGCCTTTGAAAAGTTTATAAGGGCTAAGGTGGTGAGATAATGGCAATAAGAAGTGGATTTTTTAATTCAGTTAATGGAGATAGGAAATATGATGCTAATAGGTTCGCAGAGTATTTTGCAACATTCATTGGCAATGGCGTATTTCCCAATCCAAGTGACAATCTGCAAGTAATGGCTAATAACGATATGACAGTAACAGTTAAAGCAGGCAAGGCTTGGATTAACGGTTATATAGTAATTAATGATGATGACTATATACTAAATATAGAGCCAGCCGATGGTGTTTTGAGTCGTATAGATAGGATAGTTGCTAGGTACGACACTGTGGACAGAGAAATAAGGCTTGAAGTTAAGCAAGGTGCGTATTCAAGTAGTCCAACCCCTCAAGAGTTGCAGCGTGATGCAGATGCCTACGAACTTGGACTTGCAGATATAGAAGTTAATGCAGGAGCTATTAGTATAACTCAGGTTAATATAACTGATTTAAGACTTAATGATAATCTTTGCGGAATAGTTCATGGAACTGTAGAGCAAGTAGATACTACAACACTATTTAATCAGTATTTAAACTGGTATGATGATATAACAACAAATGCCGAAACCGATATAGAAAATATTAAGCAACAATTTCAAGATGATATTAATTTATTTTTAGAAGAATGGCAACAATGGTTTGTAACTACAACAGGAGCAAAAGAACAAGAATTTAATATATGGTTTGAAGCAATAAAAGAACAGTTAGATGGAGATTTAGGAGCAAAATTATCTAATCAAGTACTAGAATTAGAACAAATAAAAGTTGATAAGGTTGCAGGAAAGGGATTGTCTACTAATGATTACACAGACGAAGAAAAACAGAAAAATCAAGATAATACTAATAATATTTTAGCTTTGCAGCAAAATTTTGATGAACATAAGGCAGAAAGTACGACACAAGCACATTTACCCAAAAATGTTGGGTTAGCCAATGTTGACAATGTAAAGCAAATGCCGATAAGTGGTGGAGATTTTACAGGTATAGTGACGGCCCATTCTAATACATCCTACACCGTTAAACAAGTAAGGAACATCATCCTATCTACAGCGAATGCAAGTAGTGCTTCCATGAGTGATGGCGACATATGGATTAAATATAGTTAGGGGAGGGGTAACATGTCAGAAAAGACAAGAATATTAAGCACCATGACATATAGGTATACATCATGGAGTCCATCAGCGGGTACTAGAACACTGTACCGTATACGATTAAATACCTTTAGACTACATGATTTAGGTAATGGTGATTTCAAACTATCATTCAAACCTACCTTCATCGCTGGTGACTGGCCATCTTTAGCTAGTGTGCCAACATCCAAAAGACTACGTATAAGTATAGGAGGACTTTGGTTGTCATACAACGTAACCTTAAAGACTTTTTATATTCGGGATTCTGTGGGTACTACTGTAGAAACAGACGTGTTTAATGCTGCTAGTTTTAATAGCGAATATATCAAAACAGATAGAGGGAGAATTAGTTATATTCACTTAGGCTTATGGGACAATGAAGGTTCAGTTGATGATAATGTAGATAGTATATATACTTTTAAAATTTTTCCTGATTTGAAGATGAAAGTAAATGGTGTACTTCGGACTTCGGAAGACGGTTGGGTTAAGGTAAATGGACAGTTGAGACAAATTGAAAGTATCTATATTAAAATAAACGGAAGTTTAAAGGAGGTGTAGTATGATACAAGTAATTGATTATAAAGAAGTCGACAATATTATTTCAGCAGGATTTAAAAAGCATAATTTTGTTGTATATGGGCAGATAGGCAATATCGAAGGTTTTACAAAAAAACAATATTTACAAGCATTATATGAACAATGTAAAGCTGCAATAGATTATGAAACAGATAGATTTAATCAGGGACTACCTAACCATCTTGTCAGCAAAGAAGAAGGAGAGACATTTATTCCAGACCATCCAAAACCTACAACTCTGCGAATTGATTTTGATAACTTATCAGGAGTAGTTTTAGACCAGTATGGGGATGTGTATTCTACCAATGTTGAATTTACCATTGAGGGGACAAACAGGGTAAGAATTGAAGGTAATAGAGTTATAGAAGATGAAGTTGAAGAAAGTGAAGAATATCAGATTGTAGCAAAATATAGCGATTTAGTGGAAACCCAAAGTAGGACTGTAAATGTAATATATCCTGATAACATAGAGTCACTAGAACAATCAATAGCAGAATTAACTCTAGAAACAGCCCAAAACTCAATGGAAATATTCAATGCCTTAAGTGCTGTGAATACCAACAATGAAATAAACCAAGCAACAATGATGATGGAATTACTGAACATGATAGCGACTCTACAAGGAGGTGAATAGGATGAATTTTTTTAACAAAGATTCTCAGGCAGTTAAATCGGCTTTATTATTATTTTCAGTAGGTATTTACACATCTATAGAAGAAGTACCGAATTTATTTAATCTAAGAGCAGTAGTTCAAGAAGAATTAAATAAGCTAGACTAGTTAAGCACCTAATAAGAAGGGTGTATTTTTTATGCCCTTCTTAACTTTTTATAGATTTCTCCGATTTGATGTTAATATAGTTCCACAAGGCGGAGGAAGTATAAATATGTATTTATAGAATGTTTTTGAAAAGAACTTACATGAGTAGGTTCTTTTTTTATATTAATTTTCAGGAGGTAAATTATGAAATGGGATAAGATTCTATCAAGCATAGTAGCGGTATTAGGCAGCATAGCAAATTATTTATTAGGAGGATGGGACTTGGCACTTAAGACTATAGTAACATTTATGACACTTGATTATATCTTAGGTATCTTATGTGGTGGTAAGAAAAAGAAACTATCTTCTGCAGTAGCCTTTAATGGAATACTTAAAAAGGTAGCAATACTAGCAGTTATAGCAGTGTCAGTAAGCTTAGATAATGTAATTAATGGACAAGGACTTTTAAGAGGCCTAGTTATATTTTTTTATATAGGTTTAGAAGGAATATCTATTTTAGAGAATGCAACCTTATTGGGAGTTCCTGTGCCTGATAAACTAAAAGTTGCACTAGAACAACTTAAGGAAGGTAATAAGAAAGAAGTTATAGAAGGAGATGAGTAATCTATGAAAATACTTTTAGATGCAGGTCATGGAGCAGGTAAAGCCCATAATAGGGGTGGATTATATTACAATGAAGGTGACAATAACTTTTATTATAGCTTAGTATTAAAATCAGAGTTAGAAAAATATCAAAATGTAAAAGTGAATTTAGTAAGAAAGAAGATTACAGATAATCCTTCACTAGCACAAAGGTCGGCCATGGGTTCAGGTTACGATCTATTTTTATCTCTACATTCAAATGCTTTTTCAGATCCAGCAGCAAATGGGACTACTATTATAGATTCACTAGAAAGGCCAAATACAGCATTAGCTAAAGATTTAAGCAAGGCTATTGCTGATACCTTTGGCCATAGAAATAGAGGGGCAGTCTACAAGGAAGGTCAGCCAGGCTATAATTGGTATGGAGTGTTAAGATTTAACAAAGCAGGGTCCTCTATGATAGTAGAGCATGGTTTCCATACTAATCCTAAGGATTGCTTATTCTTTAAAAATAATCATATAGCAGTTGCAGTTGCAAGTGCCAAAGTGATAGCTAAACACTATGGACTAAAGCTAAAAGGAACTACTAGTAAACCAGAATCAAATCAAGGGGGAGAAGTTATGTATAGAGTACAAGTTGGAGCATTTAAAGTTAAAGGTAATGCAGATAAACTATTAAAGGAATTAAAGTCCAAAGGCTATGATGCATATATCAGAACTGAAGTAGACTCAATACCGGCAAAGCAAGGTATAAAAGTAGGTAGTAGAGTTAAGATAAAACAAGGTGCTAAATCATATAATGGAACTGGACTATCAAGTTTTGTATATAGAAACACATACACTGTAGACCAACTTAAAAATAATAGAGCAGTATTGGATACTAAAGGTATTAATACTCCAGTTCACATTGATGATTTAATATTAGTTTAATTTTAGACCTGGTGTAAAAGCCAGGTCTTTTTTTATTTTTTATATAAATTAAATATCAGATAAAATATTTTTTAGATATCATACAAAATATCGTGATAGTACCAACGTTTGATAACACTATATCATACAAAAGCAACTTTAAATATCAGATATTTATGGCAAATTAAGTTCTATTGTATAAAATCAATTAAGTGACATGAAAATATATTTAATTGTTTTATAACATTATAATTTGTATAGATATGATGTAGATTTACATATTTATTTGATTTTGATTTAACTATATATAGCTATTATCATTACTTAAAATTTAGTGCTAAAATAAGTAAAATCGACCTTTAAATTTAAGTTGTGAGGAGAGTATTTAATATGAGCTAGGAGAATTCTATGCTATCTACCAAACATTCTTTAAAATCGGAATATAAGCCTTATGATAGCAAATCATATATTTTATATAAAAAAAGAAGGAATTTTATCATATATCTAGAATTATTGCTTAAAAGGAGGGGAAATATGGAGTCTACAAAAATAAAGCTATTTAAGGCGGTAAAAATATTAATAACTGTTGCAATAATTCTTGTTCTATTTTCTACTATTAATTATACTTATCTACATATTTTTATGTATCCTGTTCCAGTTATATTTCAAAATGAAATAATAATGTTTATATTTAGTTTAATAGTATTATTCTTTACAAATAGATATAAATTTAAATATTTAAAAGTTCTATCCATTATTAATGCGATTTTGGGTATTATAAATATATTAGGTTTTAATTTTACAATAAATATATTTAATAAATGAAGGGGGATTTTTATGAGTGAAACACCAGGTATATATATTGTGGGGAATGAAGATTCTGAAAGAAAATCTGAACTACAGTTTCTAGCTAAAAGATTAGTAGATTTCACAAAGGATTTTGAAAACTTAACTGAAGCAGATAAAAAATATGTTATTGAAAGATCAGACGAAATATATGGTTTAGTAGATCTATATAATGCTTTACTTGAATATATGGAATAAAAAGGACCTTTTATAGGTCCTTTTTTATATTAAGCTTATTCTTAATTTTATTAAAACTTTCCATAGACATCTTCTTTCCTTTTTCCCATTTTAAATAATTATAATATGTTACCCCTAACTTTTTCTCCAATTCAAATCTGTTAGTGGTATTTTTCTTTCTCCAATTATATAGAATTTTAGTATATTTATCTGATAAAACAAAATTAAAATAATCATTTTCAAAATAGTCTATGCTAATATTTAATTCATTAGTAATTGCGTTTATAAAATTAATTCGTGGAGTAGCTTTGTTGGATTCATAGCAATATATTCTATCTGCTGAACAGTTACATAAAGCTCCTAATTGCTTAGCTGTTAACCCTCTAAGATTCCTTATCTTTCTTATTTTATCTCCTAAAGTATTTTCAGGATAATTCAT